GTCGGGTCATGACACTCTTCTTATGAAGCTACACACTCCATGTCAAGAGAAGTATCAAATCTTCGAAGCACTATACCTGCTGTTTTAAGCATGTGTACAGAAGCCCCATCAATATCAGACGCTCTAGATCCATTACCATCGAATCCTCTAGGCACAACTGATCCAGCTACACACCATCTTAGCATCTCACGTCCTTTAATCCTCTAGGGACTACTGATCCAGCTACACACCATCTTAGCATCTCACGTCCTTTCTTGTTGATCATTTGAACATTATTCTGTCCATCATAATTTGAATTATCAACAAATACCATTCTGTAAGATTCTAAAGAATAACCTGTAGTAGGATGTTTAGCTCTAGCTTGAGCAACTGGTCCATGATCAAACATAGGATTCTTAACTACATTAATCTTGTAACCATCTATATGGTCATAAGAAGTAAAGTAACCAGTCATTCCTAATGATCGACCTGTTCCAGTAATAAATTTACTATCAGCATTAATTGTCCAGTTAGCAAAACCACCTTGATGATTTTTCAACGCGTTGTCAAATTCTCTAGCACCACCAATACCTGTAAAAAGTGTAATTACTTTATCTTGAGCATCAGTCATACCATAGAACATGTCACCTACAGTATCAATTAACTTTTCAGCAGTTAATGTTGAATAAGAATCTTTGTTAATAATTTGTTGAAGTAAACCTGGTCCTGTAATAACTGGTTGACCATTCTCATCATGCATTGATGTAACACCATTTGCATCATAAGTTTTTTCACCATACCAATATAACAATTCACATTCTTCTTTAAATCTTAACATGTGTCTGTATTCTTCATAATCCATCCACAACTTTGTTTGCTTTCCACCTTTTGTTGGAAGATTAAATTCAGCAACATAATCTTTTGCATTACCTGCAAAGTGGTATGATTTTCTAACCGTACCAATTTTGTTTCTGATTAATCCTGGTGCAGACCAATTAGAAGCATTACCTCTAGAAAAGTCCATTCCAACATTTGCGTACAACATTCCCCATAAAGCTCCAGCTGCACAATCAGCTTCAGGAACTGATGCAGTTCCATCAGAAGCAATTGCTTGAAGAGTGTATGTATATCCAACTCCATCAGTACTTGCTACAGGCTCTGACATAATTCTACATTGTACACCCGATTCTGAAATCAAAGTATATGGAAAAATAAACCATTTATCTGGAAATGTTAATGTAAAAGGCTCTAAACCTTTATCACCAGCATTTGCTACAGTAACTGGCCTTACATTAATTTCGTGTGTTTTCACACGATATTCATACTCATATCTATCAATAGATTTAGTATTTCCGACACCCTCTGTCAACATAGTTAATGGAAACTTACGATCTTCTTTACCAGCCAAATGTGTTATAATTGGTGAAAGCTCAGTAGGTTTTTCCATTAATGCTGCAGATAGACTATTTGAATCAGTCATTTGCGCGTCGTTATAAAACGTTTTTACTACTTGCATTTTTAATTATTTTTAAAACGAAGGACCCTTTACCTTCAAACCAGGGTTTTTACTAGATGACTGTTAGATCAAGATCCTCTATATCAAATCCAGTATTTCTTCTAGTTGGCCCTTTTGCGCTTTTAACCTTTTCTTGGTGTTTAGTTATCCTAGCTTTTAGGTCTTTTGCTTTAGTTGTGCCAACTTTAGCTTTTATTATATCATTTAATTTAAATCCTTTAAACATTAAATAGTCAATTGCTAATTTAGTTTCCATATTAGCGTTAGTATGATCTAGATCTCTTTGCGTATAACCTTGTTGGTTTATAGGCGCAGATACATATTTAAAGAACTTTTTCTTATCTCTTTCAGGAACTGTTATTCCAGCAAATTCACTAGATGTGTTAATAGTATCATAAACTCCATCCCAAAATTTTCTTTGTTCCTGCTTTTGTTTTTGTGCTTGAACTTGTTGTTGTTGTAACATAGTTTGCCTTTCTTGTCTTTGTGCATTTACTAATGCTTTTTGAGCTAACTCTGCTTTTCCAAAAAGTTTTCCACCATCTTGATAGTCTTCTAAAATATCTTTAATGAAAGCATCATCATGTCCTTTCATTTTAAAATAATTACCAACTAACATTTTTTGCATTGGCAAATCTTTTTCATGTACTTTGATTTGAGCATAATCAGCTCTTGGATCAAACTGCGTCATAAAATTAGAGGACTCTCCTCCTGACATTACATATTCAAGATGTTGCCTTACTAATGGAAATTCATCCATTAATTGTTTCATATGATCTTGAGCTAATTGAGCTCCTACATCTTTAGTTAATTCAACTAATCCTTCTTCTGTATCATCATATTCTTTATCAACTTCATATCCCAATCTATTTAAAACTCCCGAAACTACTGTTGCTGACTCATCTATTGGATTTTCAACTGTTTCTTGTTGTGGTTCCACTTGGGAATCAATAGGAGCCACTTCTTCTTTTTCAAGAGCTGTAGCTTCTTCTGGTTGTTTTTCTTCTACTGCATCAGAGTCTAATTCTGATTCAGCTTGCGTAACTTCTTCCTTAGTTTCCAAAGGTGTCGGTTGTTCTACAGGTTCAGCTACTTTTGCTTCACTTACTTCTGGTTGTGTTTCAAGACCCTCACTGATCATATCATCAAATGAGATGTTTTCAATACTTAATTTATCTGTTGCATCTGCCATAATTATTTATTTTATTTACAAATTTACTATTTACTTATATTAATTACAATTATATATATATTATATATATATTCTTTATTATATAGCACTTATTCTTTATTTTTTTCTAAAGTTTCTTGAGCTATTTTTTCTTTTAATGCTTTTTCTTGATCATATTTATTTCCTAACGCCATTAAAAACTGAGGATCATTCCATGAATAGTTTTCAGTTAATGAATTATACGTACTAAATTGAAATGGAGATTTACTGTGTCCTCTAGGTTTTATTATAGGTTCTGTGTTAGATTCTCTATTAGGTTGAGATCTTAACATAGAAGACGATAATACATTAGTACTACTTATATATCCATCTAAAATATTTTCATACTCATCTTCATCTTTTGTTTGAGTATCTAAATTCATGTAACTTGGAATGCCATATGAAGTTGAATATGGTGAAGGTGGATTTGTATTTATATCATTTGAATATCCAGACGGTGTTACAAAATTTAAATGTAAATGATTACCTTCATCTATTACTCCTCTTCCTAAATTTTGGTGTTTGTCTGATGTCCATTTATTTTTCCAAGCAATAATATTAGGATCTTGACTATTATTTAAAACATTACTTAAATTTTTCCATCCATCTCCAACTAAATCTAATCCAAATCCTGATAAATGTCGTGAATGAGGTTGTCCTCCTATTTCTTCATTCCAATTTGCATCTCTATGAGCACTAGAAATCTGAACGCCGTCAAAAGCTTCAGGATAAATCATTTCTAGTTCTTGTAATGCTGTAACAACTAAAGGATGTACAGAATCATTTTGATTACGTAAACTACGCCATTTAGTTAAATTAGGAACATGATCTGTTACAGATATAAATCCTCCTGTATCAAAATTTTCTTTTTCATATTTTAATTTAGCTGCCTTTTCTGCTAATTTAGTATTACCTTGGGATAAATATTTTTCAATTTTTTGTTCATAATTTATATTATCTAATATTCCTCCTTTTTTCTTTTTTTCTATTTTTTTATCTTCTTGTTTATCATGCCAATCTGAAAGATTTTCTAAAGTATAAAATTGACTAAACCAAGAATCTTCATTGTCTTTAGCTTGCATAGCCATATCCCATTGAGATTGAGTAATACGTTTATCATCTCTATAATGAAAAGTATTTTTTAATGGTTCAATAAAATTAGTTAATAAAGCTTGATTTCTAGTATCTAACCCTTTTATTTTATATTCTTTTAATATATTTTCATAATTACCGTCAACAATTGCTTTAATTAAATTAGGATAAGTTCCAGAGCCTCCTTGAGTTTTATTAGGTTTTGTTTTATCTCTATCTAATGTTTCCCAATCTACATGTCCTACTGAAGAATTTCTAACTTGAAATTCATAGTTTAAAAGAAGATCATATTCATTTTGACTTAAATTTTTAAACCAGTTATAAG